GACTGGGAACTTGGAGAAAGTGAGAGTTGCAGCCTGTTCGATGAATTGCCGAAACGGAGGTTGAATTCTGCTAACCATCGTGGAAATAAAACCAGTAGGGCGATTAGACCGCCAGTTCTGACCCATGCTTTCCAGCTTTTTAGCACTATATGGAGGCTCATTGTTTAGTTTTTTTTGAATGAGTTGGTTCTTCTTGTTCCTTTCGACATTCTGCTGTTTAAGCCTGCGATATGCAGAGTACGCTTGAGCGGCATCCTTAAAAGTCCGCTTAACCTGCAAAGTATCTTTATTAACAGTATCGGAATTATTGCCAGTAGTAGGATCAACAACATCAAGATCGAGGATGCGAGGTTTATCGTGTGAATTAGTAATCCTTGGAGATTTATTCGCATAACTATCAGTAACGAATGCGGGAAGCGGTTTAAGAACGTCTGCCATAATTTATTGTATATTCATCCAGCAATGGTCTGGGGTGGAGGTTGCTTGAGAAAGTTTATTCTTGTCAAAGAAAATTGCACTGCGGTTATCATGTCGCAAAATGCGACATCCTCCTAATTTAGTTGACGATTGAGTGTCTCTTCCGTTGCGAACACTTGCACTAATTCTATCTGCTGCTGAAATGCAAGAAGAACATCCGCCTCGCCAATTTTTATTATGTTGACAACCTTTGCAAATTTTTGCCCGTTCCTCTGCCAATCCATCAGAAACTAGGTTGTTTGCAGTTTTTGAATTAAGTAAATTTCTAGCCCAAGTTGTAATATCGTTAAGCAAAGCTTGCTGCTCAGATTCTGGGTGAACACTTGTCACAGTAACCATGTCAACTCCATGACAGAAATTAGGCCAGTTAGAGCAAATATAACTATTAACATCACCTTCAACGTCACCAACAGACAAATGATTCTCTGCTCTGTAGTCCTCAACAACTTTAAGAAGTCCTTCATACGAATGTGCTGTCAACTTTGCGTCTGAATCAAAGTAGTGCCAACCGCCGGGCGGTATCATTCCAAGAATAACTTTTGCCATGAGTTCGATTCTAATATGTTAAAATATTAAGATTTGCAAGCGTTTTTTATCATTTTTGATGTATTAAGCAAGCAAATCACTCAGAAAAGTCAATATATTCAGTTTTATCGACGATACTCTTCATTCCGCGATCCATTAATCGTGGCAATGTTTTTTTATCTTCAACCATGGTTGCAATAGCTCCACCACGCTGCCGCATCAAAAATACTAACAATGACAACGAATCCAAAGCATCTGGAGAATTTTGCCTAGTGCGTTTAACATAATCTTTTTTACTTTCCACGCGAACCATGCCTTTACCCTTTTGCATATAGCGTCTTCCAGTAGCTTGACGAACTAACGCATCGTTGCGGAACCCCGGTGATATTTTTAGATATTCAAACTCCAAATACTTTGCCACTCCAAAAAGAAGCTCGGTGACAACCCCATTATAAAGCTCACTGGCTTTTTGCGAGTCGTCACCAAGAATATGTGTTTCCGTTGCAGCCCATGAATAATTCACACCCATGACTTCACTTCCAAACAAAGTCTTTAGCGAATCGTGGATTCCTGCTCCGTTACCAGTTCGATCAACACATAACCAGTTAGGAGCAATCTTCATGTTCTTACAGAACTTAATTATGTTATACGTCTGTTCTAGCGTAGCTGCTTTTGGGAACGTAATCTGCGAATCCATTTGCAATACTGTCCGTGCAGTCTTGAATTCAATAAATTGTCCGCTCATTGGTGTCCACCCATCAGAAAGCCCAAATCGACCGAAAGAACAAATAACTTGGTCGTTACCCTCCAACGCCAAATCGAACGCTGCTAGCGGCACTACAGGCCCAATAAATCGCACGTTACCCATTGCGTTATCCATCATGCTAGGGGTAATGATTGCCATGGAAATACCTTCCTGTGGGAACCAACCTCTAGCCATGGTAAAATATTCAGCTGTCCTGCCTTTGGCTTCGTATGCCGTGTAACCTTCGTTTGTCTGTAAACCAGCAAATACAATCTTCCTCTCAATGACGTTCTCGCACCTAGCTGCGTCTAACCCTAAAACGTGCCAGTCATCCCGTGACTCCCATTCAAAATCATCTTCGCAGTCAACACTCCCCCAGCCTCTGGCTGGCTCGCATCTTTTTCCAAATTCACTTGTCCTATCTTTCGGGTTACTTGCCGCGAAAATTTTAATGCGTCCCTTTGCGCCTTCCGTATCCGCAGCAGACAAAATGTTCTGCAAACCTTCCCATACGCCAGCAGGAACTTCTTCAGCTTCGTCCAATACAACATGAGTTCGTGACATCCTACCCCAAATCGGGTGTGGTTTACCTGATCGTGGACTTGGGTGGAATCCACGGAGCGTTCCAGTTCCACTATCACCTTTAGGAACAGCAACCAAGTGAATTCCATTCTTGCTGTCGTTATTAGCTTGAATTGATTTTACTAATGTTTCTGCGCCTTCAAATTCTGGTTTGACCAATGCAGTTGTATAGAATTTTTTAATAGCTGCAAATACGTTACGTTGAGCGTGTTCTGCTGTTAGAGAAACAACTTTAATACAAGTATAGTGTGGATCTCGCATCCAATCCAGCAAAAACCATGCAGCAGCACCGAACGTCTTACCCATCGCGCCAGCACCTTGGATCAACACTTTATCGTAATCAAATAAACATCTCCATGTGTCCTTACTTGATTGTGGTCTCCAGTCATACACATTCTGGCCCCAAAGAATAGTTGCCGCTGCCTCAAACTGGTTGTGATCCAACAAGTGCTGAACAAACTCCAGCACGACCCTCTTTGCAAATGGCAAGTCCAATAAGAACTTTTTGCCAGTCGCATGACTCATGTTCTCTAAGATATACTTCGCCGCAAGCGAAATGCCCACGTTCTCATCGTCGTTACTATCGACAATAGCGCGAATATGCTCCGCACGTTTTAATGCGCGTAAAACTTGGACGTTATCTTCTTTCAAATTAAATCAGGAAGATTCCTTTCTCTGCGTCTCTCCCAAATCCAAGCCTTAACCACTTCAAGAGTTTCGTGACAAGCGGGACATTCCTTTCCTTCTTCTGTCACAAACTGTCGCAATTCGCCACTTCCATACTTCAAATAACTCCTGATCTCGTTATCAATGTCATCCAACACTAGCAATGCGTCAACTCCTGCCAACGCATATTTCATGTCGTGTTCTTCTTCGGGTAGTTGATATTCAATTGTTGCTTTCATGTAGCTCCTTCATGTTAATCAATTCTTGCTCTAACCTAGCCAATTCTGCTGTTGATTCTAGTTCCAATGCTGTGAGTCGTTCAGCTAGCAACCTTGCGTCTCTTTGTGCGTTATCACGCTCTATCTCTGCTCTAGCTGCCATATCCACGGCGCATCTCCATTTGTTCTCCCAGCCGATTATGGCGTTGCGTTCATCATCGCTCATAAACCTAGCATCCTTTCTCCTGTCTTATAGCATCCCCTATGCACTTCGTTATCTCCGTCCTTAACTACAAACTCTGATGGCTTCTTAGAATGATCCCAGTACGATGTCAGTCGCTTTTTTTTCAACTGCACCAACTCAATGCCAAAGTCTGCCGCTAGTTCTAATGTTGATTCATCTGTCGGGTAAGTATCGTTATACAATACTCTGCCGATCCCATAACTGGAAATCACCTTCAAACAATCGTTGCACGGAAGCGTTGTAGTTGCGATTAAACGGCATTCTAGGGGTTTTACATACCTAAGTGCGTTTTGCTCCGCATGGACAACATATTTTCTTCTTGTGGCGCGATCTTCCCATTTTTCGTCCATATGTGCAGGGAATCCATTAAACCCACACGCAGCAATGCTATTGTCATGCCGCAACAACGCTGCACCAACTTGTCTCCATGGATCTTTGCTCTTCTTCGCACTAACCTCAGCAATGCTCATTGCATATTCATCCCAGTTCATATGTCGAATAAATGATCCTCCAACCAGTAAACCGCTTGTCCTGAATCTCTCACGTCCTCTGGAAAGATGCACTCGTCTGAAATAATCCCGTTGTTCTGTAAAGCGTTCATAACTTTAACTGGGTTAAGTCGCTTATACTCTATGTAATGTTCCAATGTATTCATCGTCTTCCGAAAATTGTGTTGAAAATGTTCTCCGCGCATTGATTTCCTTTTATCCCCTGTGGGTATTCTTCGTCGTGATCGTCTCCGTCATCTTCAAACTCTTGGTTGAATCCAGCTTCAAATGCAATCTTCCACGTCTGGTCAAACATCTTACGCAATCCTCTAGCGGACATCGTGACATTTCCATTGCCATTAAATGATGGATTCTTCTTCGCGTATTGATTCCACAAGTCTTGCTTAGTCATTCGTCAAACCCTTTTATACAACATATAGTATAATAGCTGTTAATACGATATAACCGATAATATATCCCATATATTAGTTATTGGCAATGTGTTGACTGTTTCATTTAATTGTTATTGCGTAATAAATAACATAAATCCATGACAAAAATCCATGAATTATTGCCCATAATATTGAATGATTTACGCTCCATGAAATAGCTACTGCTATAATGTGACCCAATGTTAAACCCACTGAAGTATCGTATTTCATAGAATATCTATTGGCAGGACTCGCAATCTGGATCGTCAATCCTGCAAACCCTCTCAATTTTCACGTCTGCCAAGTCATCGTCATCTTTTAACTCTACTGGAGTCTCAATCACGTCCAACTTATCCGCTCTCTTAATCGCGTCAGCGTTGCTGTAGCACTTGTTTGGATAGCGTTTGCTTAACTTCTCCCGATTAGCCTCGATGCACTCGTTTAACGTAATTCCTACGTCATTTAACAATCCTGTTAGGTAAAACAGAATGTCGCCTGCTTCTTCCTTCACGTTATCAAAGTCTAGCTCTTTCTGATAGATTGCGTGTTTCTTAATCGCGTCCAGTAACTCGCCAGCCTCTCCACTAATGCCAACTGCCATGTGCAGCATGGATGCCTGTAACGGCGTTAATTGGACTAGGATGTCGTGTCCCGATTTTACGATGGATTGAACGAATTGCTCGTATGGTGTATTATTCATTGTGTGTATGTATTGAAATATGCTAGACCGAAGCAACCTGATTCGGCTAGGTGTACTAGTTTTCCCTCACTCCCTATCGCATCGTCAAGAAGTTTTTTGGTTATTTCTTGCGGGTGGCCTTCATGGGCTGGAATGTCTACCCATTCAAAGATTCGCAACGTCCTTGCGGCTCTTAGTGCGTTCTTGATGATCTTAGTTGGATCGTCCGTATGCTGGAGGCAGTTATATATCCAGCATTCATCAAATCCATCACGGGCCAAATCTTCTCCCCTCATCACGGAATAATTGATTCCCTTTGCGTCATACCTTGCGTATGTCCATTGTGGGTAAAATAACGGGTCAACTACCAAAGCTTTTCCGAGGTTCTTTGTCTTGAGCAGCATCGAAGTCGGGCCTCCTCCTATGTCAACGATGGATCGCCCATGAATGTCGAAAGAGTAGCCTACCCTGTCCAGCCCCATATATAACCCATAAACATAATGCTTTTGGTCTTCGTCGAACGTATTGCAGCAATCTCCCCAATATTCCGTTTCAAAAGTGTAGTCACTCATTAGCTTTGCCTTTCATCACTTCCATAATTGCTTTCAGTAGTCTGATTTCTTCTCTAGCTTCGTGTGCGTCTTGCGTTGCTTGAATAAATTTAGATAGCAAAGATTCACCAGATGGCGAGTATTTCATCGCCTTCTCTAGTTTTTCGCATCGTTCCTTTGTCTCTGCTAGTTCCTCTTTCAGCCTCTTTGCATCCAGCATCAATCCTTGGTCTTTGTCGTCTTGGTGGCTCATTGTGTGTGATAGTGTCGTGCAGGCGTGTCAATCTTGTGACAAAAAGTGGGTATTATTTGTCACGGAATTCCCTAGTCAATCGATGGGAAGTATCTTGTCATAGCGTCAATGCCGTTGCCATCTGCGTACCAGCCTGCGCCGTTGTACACGTCCAATACATCGTTGAAGTATTTCTCGTATAGTGGCGCAACCCTGTCCAACGTGAAATTCAATCCAAATGCTTGGCAGTTCTCGGGTCGTATCTTGTCAATGGCGTGGATTGCGTCCACAAAGTCGCCCATCGTCCTGCAGCGGTAGCCAGTCACCCCGTGGAGGTTATTCTCTGCGAAGCTTCCCCAATCGGTTGTTATGGTCGGAGTTCCTGAAAGCAAGTTCTCAATCTGGACGCCGCCGAATGGCTCCACATATTGCGAGGGCAGGAAAGATGCCTTGGCTTTGCTCATTAGCTTTCTGCGGGTCTCCGTGTTGGCGTATCCAACATATTCAACGTGGGGCGGTAGTTTGTATCCTTCCTCTTTCTGACCCGCAATCACGAGTTTCACCCCTGCCCTTTCCGTGGCTTGAATTGCTATGTCAACGCCTTTCCCGCTGTATACTCTCCCGAGATAGAGGAAATAATCTTCTTTCTCTGCACTGAATGTGAAGTCTGCTGGGTCAAAATAGTTAGGGATTACTACGTCATAGTTGGATTGACGGCAGTTACCGACAGCTTGCATCCCGCAATATGCGTGATAAATGGCGTAACTCTCAAATACCTTCCAATTAGCCCAGTGTCCTCCCGCATATCCAATTCCGGGTTCAACAGTAATTATATCTGGATGAGCGTCACAGATAGGCCTTACTCCGCTTCCCCAGAATGGTAGGATAAAGTCATGCGGCTGCTTGCGCTTCCCTACCTCCCTGATGGCGTTTGCGTAAAACGTAGTGTAGGCATGGTCGCTTGTGTCGAACTTGAAGAACGTCTTCCTCCAGTCATGGCTACCGTAGGATTTCTTAAAGTCGTCATTGGTCAATACGCTAACATTTTCAGTGCAGGTTGGGTTGCTATCTTCGTGACCATAGTGAATGACCTCATGGCCTCGATCCATCATCATTGTGCAAAACTTATACGCCTTTTGAGTGTATGCACAAGCGTTGAACTCTTTTGACGTTACTGTGTGTGGTAATCCTAAAACGTGGAATCTCATGTGTTTATCTATTGTTTTCAGTTAATAACTTCTCATAACAGCAGTAGTACATACTTGACCTGCTATTCTGGAAGTAGTTTGTTATCTTCTAGTTCTAAAACATCAACTGGAGCATCCCTGTGTGGTACAGTGAAACTCAGCTTGATGTTATTGGTCTGGTTAGCCTCAACTTCAATTTTGTCTCCATACTTCTTAGGAGCCATTTTACTTGCAGCCCACTTTAAAGCATCCATGCGCAGTCTACCTATTGCCGCATCGTGCGATGAGAACGCTTCGTCAATGATCATTTCAGCATAAGTATCAGCTTGTTGACTTCGTGCGTGCGTGTATTGCTCGACAAATTCTGGATACTTATTCAACCAATTATGGACTGTATCTTGGTTAGGAAATCCCTCTTCTCTGCAAATGGATCTCAGGGTTTGACCATTACCAAGTCTTTTACATATCTCTTCTACAAGTTCCTTAGAGTAAATGGTAGGTCTTCCAGCTTTACTTTTAGGTTTTGTAACTTGTTCATCCATAACAAAAGTGAAAGTTGTTGAGTGATTTGTCTTGACGCATAGTGAAAATAGGTATTTAAAATTAGCTACGCAATAACCATTAGTTGCAACTCTGTTCGCTGGTATGTTGTTAGTGTTAGTCGCTCCATCGTCGCTGGTGATCGTGTGTTCACTTAATCTTCAAACAGCTTGTCGCTGATTTCGATTTTCGTGTGTTCTTCGGTTTTTGTTTTGATTTTAACTTGTTTGAATTGGACTTCAATGTCTTCTGGCGAGTCGTCTTTGATGAGTTTAGCGTAACGTAGTTGGTCAATAATTGGTTTACAGCCTCCTGCGTAATTGTCGCAGTCGAGTGGTCTTGTACTATAGCGCGTAATGCGGACGTAAGTGCGATTGCTGATTTTTTCTTTTCTTTGAGGTAATGTGACCAGTGTTTGTTGAGCAGGACGTTTAGTGACGGGGTTAGATAGCCGTGTAGGTGTAAAGTAATAGTGTCCATCTGATGCGCGTGTGTAGCCTTTCTCTTTTAGTTGATCTTCAGTCCAGTTCATTGATTCAGTTCGTCAATTATTGCATTTAATTTATGTATAAAAGGCTCGACAAGGTGAGGTTTCCCTTGCTCTATGAGTATGTCAACGAAATTCCGTGGATAGTCAGATAGAACCTGCTGGCGTTCTGGATCTGGGATTTGTTCGTTAGCTATGAGTTCCTCGTCTAGTTCGTGAGACAATGCACTAACTGTAGCACAACACGCTGCTGCGTAAGTTATCATTGCCTGTTCAAAATTCATTCCTTCACTTATCATTTTTTAGTTTTGGATTCGAGCCATAAATATTAGTTGCTATTTTTTCATCTTTACCAATTTTTATGATTGTTTTTTCAAATGTTGGATGTCCTATTTCAGTCAAAAAATTATAGAAGTTATCGTAATCTGGATCAATTCTTGATTGTACAAATTCACCATTTGGAGTCAGTTCATATGAATCACATTTCCAACCTTCCATTATTGGAGTGCAATCAATTCCGTGTTTTTTATTAACAATAAATATACCGGCTTCTTTTCGATCAAGTAACACAGTGTCATTTGGAACCATAAATTCAAGTTCCATTTTTATTTTAATTTTTTTCATTTTTTAGTTTGGTTATTTGTTCTAAACACAACTCCCATTGTTCTAGTGCTATTTTCAACTCATTCCGCGCCTCGTCGCGCTCTTTTAAAGCATTTGCCAAAGCGTAACTTAACTGATCTTTGTCGTAGTCAACTCTCATTTTAATCTGTGTTCTCCTTCATTATTTTAATCCAACCACCAACTTCTAAATGGATTGCGTCTAAGGCAGATTGCGCGGCTTTGAGTAAAAACAAAGCCTCGTCGCGCTCGCGTTCCAGCTTGCGAGCAAATTCAGCAGGTACTGTTGATGCGCCAAACACTGGTATATAAGTTCGCGCATCCGACTCTGGTGTATTATTCATTTATATATGGTCAGCGTTTTTTGGGATGGTAGCAATAAAAAAATGTGGCTGTGGTTTTTGGGGTCACAGCCAACCCCCTTTGCCCCTGCTTACCGGGATTTCCCAGTTTTGCGAGGAAATTCCTGAAACCTACGGGACTGACCTTTGTAGGTTAGTTAGGAAAGTTACTTAGAATGGAATGTCATCTCCATCTGAATCTTTAGCCCGTGCTGGAGCGGATTTGGCTTTTACAGGGCTTTTACTTGCCGCTTGATCCTTTGGCTTTACTGACAAGCTGAAGAACTTCTTTCCGTCTTTTTTGGATTCCTTAACCCATGCATTGAGCCAGTATTCTTCTCCACCTACATTGATTGATCCATTGTAGTCTGGATGCGTGTCTAATTCCTTGCGGTCATTCTTGAAGAGTGACCCTTTGTTTGTGTTGTCGTATTCCATATTTATTCTTTTGGTTTTGGTGGGTTGAGTTTTTGCCATACCTCAGCACCATGTTCGGTGGCGACTAGGCAAGTTTCTTTGTTGTTGTTCCATGCGTCTTTCAATACAGAATCCATCATCTTTTGTTCTTTTGGCAGATGGTATGTATTTGTAAGCTGCACAAATCCATGCTCTTTAGCGTATTCTTTAGTTGTCATTCTCTTGGTTTTTAATTATGTCATTTATTAATTGTGAGTGCAAGTGGCAGTCTTGGTTATAGATATAAATTCCATCAACTCCTTGGTATCCACGTCCGTAATGGTTATCCATTACTGGGCAAGTGCAGCCAAGCTCAATGGCTTCCTTTGACCCCGGATGTGGATTCTTATTCGTTTTCGTCATAAGAAACATCCATTGCGATTCGCTTCCATTGCTCAACTTCTGCAATCAAAGCGTCAACACGATCTAAAGCCTCGTCACGTTGCGCAATAGCGTCACATAGTTTTTGGTCTAGATCCTCAATGAGATCGTTGTCTTCACGCATATATTCACGCATTGCGCGAATAAGAACATCTTTGTCGTTTTTAGTAGTCATATATTTATACTTCAGTCTGTATTCCTTGGTCAATGTCTCGTGCTTCGCATTCAGCATTGTGTTTTTCTTCAGCGTAATCGCTGCTGTGGTCATCGTATTCTGGTTCGTACATATTGTTATTTATTTATTTTTGTTGCTCGGCATTGCGCCTTGCTTGGTGTTAAATCTATGTGGTTTTCAAAACGGGTCAATACTATTTTCTAAATATTTTTCATGGTCGCTAAAATAAATTTCGTAGATTTCTATTGCTTTTTTATATTTTGCTTCAGCATCCGCAAACCTAGATTTGGTGCGGCTCTGCCAGATAGCTGTTGCTGTATCGAGTAGTATGCAGCATTGGTCGAATGCGTTATCAGTGTTCATCAATTTGTTCAAATCTGGAGATTGCGCCTAACATTTTTACTGGAACAAACACGTCCCTTTGTCCTCTTCGATTCTTGTCGAATCTGATTCTGCTTGTCTCAATCTTCGCTGGAGCTTTGCGGAAATCCGTTACCTTTTTCTTGTCATCTGGATGGAGGATTATGAGAAGGAAATCAGTATTCATTCCGATTGCACGGGACTCTCTGACAACAAAATCATCGTTGAGTTGTGATGCAGTTAAGACCACGGAATTTGTTTTTAATGCTGTTAGCTTGAGCCTACGCGATAGTTCCGACACGGCTTGTTCTCGGTTATCAGCTTTAGGCATCTCCACGATCTGTAGGTAATCCACAACAATAACATCAGCCTTCCCAAGTGAAGCCAGTCTCTGAGCCTCTGCAATGATCTCTCCAACGTCTGACAGGTCATCTCGGAGCGTCAGTTTCATTCCCATCAGTTGCTCGATTGCGGAAGAAATCTCTTTTGCGTTTGCTACGTTGCGCCAGTCATTCACCACATTTGCCTCACGCATTGGAATAATCTGCTTCCCTATAAGATTGGATGCCATGCGTTGCAGGATGGCTTTAGATGGCATTTCCAGCGAAAATATGGCCACATTCTTCCCTTGCATCAATGCAGTCAACGCAGCTTGGTAGAGAAGTATTGACTTACCTCCAGATGTTGCTGCTCCGACAACCATCATCTCACCTCGTTGCATACCTCCACCAAGTAGTTTATCAACCTTTGGTATTCCAAGTGGAAACTTTTCGATTGGCTTTTTGTCATCGAGATCATCGAGGAAGTCCATCAAGTGAGCCTTCACGTCTTTTGCTTGTGTAGCCTGTGGGATAGCATTGGCGATTGATTCAGCTATGCTGGATAGGTCAGCCCTCATTCCGATTATGTCCGCTTCGTTTTCTTCCCAGAGTCCGATAGCATCACGATAGCTTTTTGCGATGAGTAGCTGTTGGCGGTAATCCTCGGCAGTCTCAACACACATTGATCCAGCAGACATGAAGATTGTTTTGAGATCCTCCATGACTCCTTCTTTTCCACCAGCAGCATTGAGCTTGCCGGTAGTCTCAAGGTCAGAAATGGCCCCTAGTGCGTTAGTTGACCCTGTTCGTTGGTAAACTCTCTCAAGTGCTTTGAAGATAAGTTTGTGCTGCTCAAATGCAAAGAGATCAGCAGACCATGAAAGATGAGGTAGAACGTCAGGATCAAGCGCAATTAACGATAGTGCAGCTTTTTCTGCCGTTATTGCGATAGGTAGTGATTTCATATTTAAATTGAATGCAAACAAACAACACAATACTTAGGAAGTTTTTCTGGACGTATTGTTTCATCCCATTGGCTTTTCATCATTATGATATTTTTGTCACAAACTGAACATTTCATTTCTTTGTAAATTGGATTACTATCATCTCCTTTTTCTGGATAAATTCCAATTAATGCGTTTCTTTTCATTTTTTTCATATTTATTTTTTTCATATTTATTAACAAGCCCGTTGCGG